TCCTTCCCATCCATGAAGGTACGTTTCGCGAACTCTAAAGCCTTACCAGGACCGGAGATCATAGACTTATGAGCTCCGATCCCTACCCCCATACGCGTCATTAATTCCACGTACTTCTTGGCTACAGACTGACTCGCTATGACTACGTCATCTCCCAAGATGGCGTAGCCTGCGAACCAACCTGTACCTAGTTTAACCTTACCTGCCAGGAAGGCAGACCACTGAACGAAAGCATGATGGATGAATGCTAACATCGCCCATGAACTCAATGCTCCCATTGGTTGACCGGTACCATAAATGAGAGAACCTGTACTAGATATTGGGATAGAAAATTTCTTTCCCTTTACCGTAGTAACATAGTTCTTCCCACAATGGTATTCCCGACCAATCAATAGGGATGACCATAATTCAGCCCCCCAACTTGTTAAGTAAGGGGACAGAAGAACCTTCTGTAGGACGATAGGTATCCGATCAGTCGCGGACGATAGATCGAATGAGTGAAGAGAAATTGAGGAACGAGTCGTTAATTCGTTCTTCTCTTTCCAATCAAACAACCGATATATCGGCCGTACCTGATCGAAGGTACCGTCCTGAGGAATTAAGGCCAAAAGCTCAAAGATACGCCGATGTAGCTTATCAAAGAGCCATTGAGTAAATGGGTCCACCATAGCAAACACTCGGACCTTCCCCGCTGGTTCCTCCTTGAACCCCAGCCGGCCAAGATGGTTTGTTGCCTCGAAGGGACACCCAGGAGAGGAAGCAGTTAAGGGTAGGGAATCCTCCCATACCCATAACTGCTCCCCCCACTGCTCAATCCTGTTAATGACCCAGTTTGAGTTTGTCATCTGACACCAATCCCTTAAATAAGGGAGAAGTGGAGAGATAAACCAAGCATGGGCACTAGCAAGAAGAGCAGCAGGCGATGTCGCCTGGGCTCCTCCGGGTACATTACCACCTCGGATGGCTGGAGAGCTTTTGGAAATCATAAAGGGAAGGCCTTTGAGACCTTTCATGAACGACAATGGAGACCAGTCCCCAAGTCTCACTCTTCCCATCACCGCTTCTCGGAAACGGCGAAGAGAGGGCAAGAAATGGGTGCTTACGAATTGACTAAATTCGTAAACCAACTGGGGCTCCATTGTCGAACCGTCAGAGATAGAGTTTACACGAAGTTTTGGAGGACAATCTAACACTCTATAAAGAGAGAAGAGAGTCAGCCAAAACCGAATGGTCCACTCGTCCCCCTGACGTATTCGACGGCGATGGACAGCCGGAATAATGGAAGGACATCCACTATGAGTTCGACCGATTCTGGCTCCAAAGGGAGTCAGATCGTGTAGTCTCTGGCCACCTATATATTGCTGAAGAAGAGAGTAACATCCTTTCAAGTACAGTACTAAAAAGGTGTTACCTCCCTTCTTCCGCAGATTATAAAAGGTAGCCAGTGTGGTAAGGCAAACTTTAACGACTGATAGGTTTACTCTTCGCCCCAGCAGAGAAACCATACTAAGTATGTGTTTCAATGCCGGTCGCCCAAGTTTTACCTTGAGCATGGCATTAAGAGACGCAAAAGAGCTTAGCAGCCGACTCCATGCACGGCTAGGCACTCGCTTAGTTTCGTGTGTGTTGAAGACTGTTAAGTTATTTTGTTATTCATTTAGAATCGTCTCTTAAACTTCGGTTTCCCCGTGAGGGGGCCGCAGCCAGCCTTG